CGAAAAGTTCCGTCGGTAGCACGGTGGGCGGTCAAATTTGACACACGTGTGTCTCCCGAAAGGGGAGTGTGTGTGAAATCGACAATGTGTCGGAATCCGCCTCTTTTGGCAAGAAAGCAGACTTCCAGGTAATTCGCCAAATGCGTCTTCGTGACGTTGCAAGCGGCTGCTCCGTTCTGAACTGTCCAGGACGCGTTGAGGTTATACCCAGCCATCTGAGGATACATGGGTATGAACGCTGCGTACTGGTTGTACTGATTGGAAGCGGGCGCTACGTCAAGTCCGAGAGTTGTAGTGTATTGGTAACGCTTCAACAAAGGACGAAAAGAGCGAATCGGGTCGCCGAAATACGTGAGATCGTAATCGGCGTGAATCGAGTCGTCGAAGAAAGTGATAATCTCTTCAGATTCCCACTCGCCAGCGATGGCTTGACTCTGTTGTTCCAAATCCTCGACCGTGCGATGAACGCGTAGGGGAAGAGGTTTGGACTCGTTGTTCCCGCCCGGAGGAGGGACGGGAACGGCGACGGCTGTGTCATTAATAACGCTGAAGTCAGGGTTAGCAAAGACTAGGTCGTCGCCTCCGCGAACCCAGACCAGAATCTGGACGGGTTCAACGGAAGGGCAAACAAGCTTGTTTTGGACGATGATTTTGAGGCGTCCCGTGTGCTTGAGTTGTTGAAAGTCCGTTCGGACCAAGTCTCCAATAGACTCGACCTCTTTGAAACCTTCACCTCCAGCGTAGGGAAGCTTCAGATGAAACTCTTTCGAGTCGCAAATGTCCACAACGTGATTGTAGCCCAGTTGGATGCTTTGTGACAACGATTCCTCGGGCGTCCATTGAAAACGGAGGCGCCCTCGGTGAAAGTTGGAACACACAATTTGCACCCGGACTTCGATGGAGCCGTGCCAAGACCGAAACGGTAAGGCGGCGAATCCACAGGCAGTCAAGTGTAGACGAGGCTCGGCAGCAATGATCACGTCGGAAAGCATGGTGGGGCAAATGCTCTCACGAAAGATGACCGTGTCCGGCTCGTCGGTGTTGGTCCACTCGTACGTCTTGGCAAGCGTCCATTTGGACGCGATGGATTTGATAGAAAGTTCATCCATATCATTATCCATACCAATAACGCGCGGGTCGATGGACAGTTCACTCTTCGAGTTGACTGTCATACCAACGGTTTGATCGGCAACGTCACAGTTGACCATGTTCTGCGTAGGACGCTGAACGTAGACATCGGTGGCGGTCAAGTCCTTGGGACGAGAGTAGCCGAAAAGACCGGCAAGCTTGGAGATTGCTCCAGCTCCGATCTGAGTGGCAGTCGCGAACTGGCCGATGAGAGGAACGTCAGTGAGACGTCCTGCAACTTCAGCCAGTGCAGCGGCAAATTTAGAGATGAGTCCAACATTGGGGTTGGCCTCATATTCGTCACCGCCAGAGCGACCGCCATTGGGTTTGGTCATCTTAGCCTTCTTAGCTTGCGCTTCGAAAGCCGCAACGGCCTTCTGAGTGGGCATCGCCAACTCCAGGTCTTCGAGCCAAGCATAGACTTGGACCGTGACCGGGTCAGGCGTACCTCCTTCAAACACGTGGAGCGGAGCGACGTAATCAAAATTGAGAACGCCGATCTTGGCTCCAAAGTTCGAGGTGAGGTTAACCCAAAGCTCAGGTGAGATGAAGGGAAGATCAAACTTCCCAACGGTGTTGTTTGCAGGATCCAGCATGACGTGCGGGAGGTTCGAGTGTTGCCGCCAATCCCCGTCGTATGAACGACGAAAATTGTTGGCTGGCTCGTACGACATCAACAGACGCCCGTAATGAAACGGGGTACCGTTGATTTGAACGTCAACGTGGAGAGTTCCGCGAAGGTACTTGTATCCCGTAAGCTTGTCTTGCACCGAGATGGTGTTAAGAAACAAAGCCCACGGGTCAATGTGGTTCGAAGAAGAAGTGTCGGTCCATTCAACGGTGTAAATGTTGACGGGACGACGCAGAAAATTCTGCAACAACGCAGTATCTGGAGCGACACTGAGTTTGGTGATGTCCACGCGGCCGGGAGTAACGGCAACCTGGGCAGGCGCCTCGGTAGAGAACTTGACGGTATCTCCGCCAAAGGCGCTGCCAGGGGTTTCGTTGTGTTCCTGGTCCATGGGCAAAACCGGTTTAGGGATACCAGAGGTATCTCCCTCGGAAAGCTGATTCATATTTCCGTCAGTAAAAGTAGTGGTGGGATTATTTTCAGTTAGCTGGGGTAATTCGTCGGTAAGCGCTAGCAATTCGCTTCCAACTTAGTCAATTTTCTGACATCCTATATTATCTTTCGCTTCTCTCGATCTAAATAATTGACAAAAATAAATATAGTGTTCAAAAGAAAGGATGCAAAAACCCAGTGTGGTTTACAAGTTGAACAACTTGAACGGACGGCCGTACCACTCCGACTCAAATTGAGCACGGTGTTTGAAGGCACAATCCGCAAAGTTGGCAAGGTTGCCCGAAGGCAACTCAACAAGTTTTCCCTTTTTGATGGAGAAGGCGTGTTCGAGAGTCCAGATGGAATCTCGAATTTGTTCGCCGTAAATCTCGATCAAGTTGTCGCGACACGACTCGTAGAATTGGGTTGCTTCCACGGTTCGCATCGAACAAAGGTAAAGTGAAGATTGATTGAGTCGATCCACCATCGCGTCGACTTCGGTTTGATCTTCGGGGGGTTCCCAGTAATTCATCGTTTTCACGACGGACTGGAGCTCCAGAGGAGCTTCGACGTAAAAACCCAACTCGTCTTTGCGAGGAACGAATCCTCGCTTGAGAAAGGACCATTCCTCGATGGGAAATGTGTCCTTGAACTCGTTTGACTTGTGTGGGTCCGTAATGATCAACCCCCATTTCGCCGCCGTTTCGACGAAGAATTTGAGGTTGAAACCTGGCATGTCGGTTGAGACGAAACCGTCGTCGCCGTACATCGTGTTGACACAGAAGTACTTGAAGGCGTCGACGAGTTTGGTCGGGTCGATGTTGCGTTTCTTGATCTCGGCGGCGTAGGCAGGAGTCTTTTCGAACTCCATCCACAGCATTTGCAAGATGATTTCTTGCACGAGCGAGTTGATGACGGCGGTATGAAACATACCGGACGCCAGCGAACCGTCGCACTCGTAGATCGTCCCTTGGACGTTGTACAGCGGGTTGGAGGCAAGAGCCAAGCCACCCGCCATCACTTGGTACCAAGGGATGCCTTCGATGGTCGCGTCGTCGGAGTACAACCAAGACATCATGTCAAAAAGCAGCTCGTGGGCTGCTCTGAGGATTTCTTGGGAATGCGATCCGTCGAACGTTTTGAAATCGTACAAGATTTGCAACAACCGAGCGATGTGCTTTTGGAGGAGCACTTTCCACTCGGAAGAGTCGGCATCAACACCAATGGCGATTCCAGTAAGAATTGAATTCTCCTGGATCACCTTGAAGACGGGGAGTGATCCCCGACGCATGATGTCGTTGTAAGCGAAAGGCATGGACGCGAAACCGCGAATGTCCTTTTCGATTTTCTTGACTTCGTCTTTGAGGTTGATGTCGGCAATGATGCCAGGGTTGATGTGCTCGGAGAGGCAGTGCGCAACGAAGCGCACGCTCTCACGAGCTTCTGGCGTGTAAAAGCGAGTCTTCCCGTCGTCAAGAATGACAGAGGACTTGGGTCCGCGGCGCGGAAGCCCTTGTCCGGTCTTCTTTTTGAAGGGATCGATGAAACGAACTCCAGCAATCCCGTTGAGAGAAGTTTTCTCGTCCAACGGGTGTGCGGGTTTCGCTTTCGCAAAGATTCGCTTGTAACGTTTGCGCACCGTGTCCGCGGCCTTCGTGAGAAGGTGTTGCGGATATTGTGCGCGAGAATCGTGGAGCTTGTCCACGACGTCGTTGAAAGGGTTCTTGTAAACCCCATCAACGGTACCGATTGTCATGTCGGGAATCACTTTCTTTGAGGGAGTGATCCGACCGTTCAACGGTGTTGGTTTGATGCGGGTTTTCGGGAAAAGCATGGGGTAATCGATCGTTCCGATCGGTCGGCAAACTGCCGTCGGTTGACGGTAGTGTACGTATGATTTGAAATGAAATTTCCCCGCTTGAAACTCGCGATCTTTGGTCAGCTTGAGACCGTTGTGTTGAAGCTCGAGTTGGAGCTTCTTGTGGATGCGCGCTCGCGCTTCGTGAATCCCACCTTTGATGAGATCGAGGGTGAGAGGCACGAGAAGCGACGATTGCGTGGTGATGGCACCAAGATGGTGCATCCCCGCGATGAACGGACGTTGTCGAGACGTTCGTCCGATGATGAGCGCTCCACAAGCGCCAGCACCGAGAAAGAAATCTCCTTCAAACTTCGTGTGAAGTCGGCCAGAGGCCGACGTGGCAAGCGAAGGGTAGAAGGTGACGTCTTCTCGGCACCATTTCTCGTCCGGGTGGAGGAGAACGGCGTTGTCGAGAGTCGGCATGTAGTTCATTTTAATCGGAAGGTAAGAAGTCAGAGACTTAAAGGACATTTTCCGAAAATGGAACAAACAAATGTCGTTCTCTCGGTCCAAGCGAACGATGTTGGAGGGGTAGATGAAATCTTCCACAACAACACCTTCCCGGACGACAAGCATCCGGGCCGGAAGCTTTTCCGGAATGACGTGTGCGACGGTCAAAATGACGTCGCCGTACAGGCCGGTTCCGGCCACGTGTCCCCCACCTTCAATTCCGATGTCGACTTGGTTCTTCTTGACCTTAGTGATAAGGTGAGGAAGTTCCAAAGAAGTTGACTTGTAGGAGAGTGAGTAGGGAGGGACCCGTTCCGTGTTGTGATACACGTCCAAAGGCGCGGTAACGCCCTCGGCTTTGAGACGGTTGACCCACTGGTCGTAGGTTTCGACTTGGTTCATGACTTTGGTGACGTGCACTTTGGTCGAACTAGTCGAACCCACGGCGGGTGTGGGTTGTGGTAACTTTTGGTCCGGGGCGAGTTGTTGGATCAAACGAAAGTTGACGAAAACCGCGAAGACGCGCACGAGAGTGCGCTGGAACATCGGGGTTGAAACGTTAACTTTCATCTGTTTGTAGGTGGCCTCGCCAAGGCCACCCCAAGAAACTCCCGCAGCGCCAAGGGCGCGGATGAGAGCTCCGGCACCGATCGTTGCGGCTTTCTTTTTCGCAAAGTTACGAGTCCAAGAGAAAATCCCTTGGTCCTCGTAGAAACTTGGCAAAGGTCCGTCGTGGACCGTAAGACAGTTGCAACGAAAGTCGAAAAGACCACAACGCTCACAAATCTTAGCTTTCGCCAGATC